AAAAATTTTTTACAATATTTTTTTTTAAAAGTATGACAATAGGGTATTAGAATAAAGGAGTAAGGGGCTAATGTCACAGTATGCCTATGTGTAAAAATAGTTACTTCTATGTAATAGTATACCTATGATTAAACATTAGTATTATGGCATTTGAATTAAGAAACCAATCACCTTTGTTAAAGCAAAATTTATCTCCTTTAGCCGCTAAAAAGAAAGCTGCTAGAGATTTGGCTTATGCTAAAACAGATGATAGGAGAGCTAAGAAAGCACATTCGCAAAGGATGCGCCGTAAAGATCCTAATGGTAAAGGAAAGGACTGGGATCACGAGGATGGCAGATGGGAGAGTGTTAAACAGAATAGAGGTAATGAAGGTGAGGGTACGAAGAAAGAGAGTGGTAAAAGATATAAAGTACCTAAGTAAGTAACTAAGTAATGGCTACACAGAAGTTTATGGGTAAGGGACAGTTAGTTGATAGACTAGCTGCTCAGGTTGGTAGCAGGGAACTTGCTATTAGTTTATTGAAAAAGAGAGGCCAGATGACTGCTAGTGGTAAGTTAACCGCAGAAGGTAAGGAAAGGAATAATATGACAGCAGAGGAGAGAGCTAAGGATAGAGCATCGAAAGCTACAGGTAAACCTAAGAGTAGTTTTAGTTACAACCCTGCTACAAATAGAACTAAGAAGTTAAATAAAAAGTATTAATATGGGATCAGTATTATCAAAACATATATCCAATAGCAGTAATAACAGCAAGTGCCACTGCAATTTATCTCCGTTAAAGAAGACTGCGGCATGGACACGTAAGGAAGGTAAAGACCCAAAAGGTGGACTGAACCAGAAAGGCGTTGACAGTTATAGAAGAGATAATCCAGGATCAAAGCTTCAAACAGCTGTAACAAAAAAACCATCGGAATTGAAAGCGGGTAGTAAAGATGCTAAGCGTAGAAAGTCTTTCTGTGCTAGGATGTCTGGTATGCCAGGTCCTATGAAGAAACCAAATGGAGAACCAACAAGAAAAAAACTAGCATTAGACAAATGGAATTGTTAAAGAGAAAAGACGGATCGTACTCAAAGCGTGGGTTGTGGGATAACATACGAGAGAATAAAGGTAGTGGTAAAAAACCTACTAAGGATATGCTGAAAGAAGAAAAGAAAATAAAAGCTAAAACAAAAAAGAAATGATTAAGAAAAAATCACCATTGAAACAAGAGGATCCAAAACCTACTTACAGCAACATGCCTACTAGTAAAAGAAGTGGGTTTAAAGATAGACCTTATACTGCTACAAAAAAAGATAGCGCTAACTATAAAGAGGGATTTAATAATCCTAATAAGTTAACTACGAATATGTTTAAAACAGCCGGTAGAATGGAAGCTATAAAAGCTAGAAAATCTCCATTAAAGCAAGAAGATCCTAAAAAAGCACCTTACGTTCCAGGCAGAGTGTCTAAGGAAGTTAGAGCTGCTGCGGACGCTAAGAAAGCTATAGCTAGACAAAAAATGGAATCAGACTTCGTTAAGAGAGCCGCTGACAAAAATATGACTAGAGAACAGTACGGTAAATATACTGAAAAAAGAAACAAAGGCAGTAGAGAATATCAAGGAACAATAGGCGGAGGCGGTTACGGAGGCGGAGGTAAAGGTAGTGGGGCTAAGTGCCCAAACATGCCAGGTTAGTAAACAGAATATAAACATCGATAAAAAATAAATAATGGCAATAAACAATAGTTACCCAATAGCTACACCTGCGATAGGTGACATACTTATAGGTTCTAAGAATCTTGGCGAAGATGGTATGATTACTAAATCATTTACTGTTGGAGATATATTATCTCTAGGTACTGGTGAAGTTGGACCTACTGGGCCGCAAGGACCTATCGGACCTGCCGGATTAGTATGGCGAGGAGTTTGGGCAGAAGATAATGAGTACTTGCCTACCGATGCTGTAGAATACGATGGCTCGTCTTATTATTGTTTAAACGCAATATTTGTAGCTACGGGTCCACCACCTGATGATCCAACTAACTGGGACTTATTAGCTCAAAAAGGCGATACTGGACCAGCAGGACCTCAGTTGACACAAACGGCTTATAGTATGAAAGTCAATAATACGGCAGTAACTGCGGTACCTGTAGTAACTAATTACAGAGCTCCGGGTATTCAAACACTAGTAGATGATCCAACATTTTCAGACGATCAAGAACCTACTGGTACTGTTAACAAATTTTACGATTGGCAACGCATGGGTAATTTGGTTACCGTAACAATATGGGTTGAGTATGCAACTTGGGAAGTGTCAACCGGAACATGGGTTAGATTTGATCTGCCATCGGATATGCCAGACTGCGCTGTTCCAACTGGGTTTACTGGATCCAATAGAGTTATATATACAGGAGTTGCAACTGCTAGTACTACCGATAGTAGTATAACACAAACTACAGGTGCTCAAACTTTAAGTTTAATGAGACGTAATGGTTCTTCTGAAGTAGATGGTTTTCATTTCCTTATTCCATATACTATAGATGCTTTGAATCCTTTTAAAGTGTTTAGAATGACACTTCAATATTTTACAGTATAATAATATACGCATCGACAAAGATTATATATGGCAATAGCTAATTCGTATTTTAATAGTTCACCAATAACAGATTCAGATATATTCGTAGGTACTAAGTATGCTACGAATAGAACTGTTAATTATACCGCACAAAGTATTGCTGATTATTTGAATATAAATTCTAGAATATCTATAAGTGGGCAATTAACGTTTAAGTTTACTATTTTACCAAACGTGGCAAAGACAATTGCTTTTGAAAACGGGGGTGGAGATGGTAGACTTTTTTCGTCTATAGACAAACTTATTGTTTCTATACTAGATGCCGGCGGTAGCAATATAACAGTGTTCTTAGATTATTTGATAGATAGTGAAATACTACTTGCAGAGCAAAATCAACCAAACTCGTTTGGACATTATAAAATAACTAGTTATGTTGTTACTGCAAACCCAAACTTCTATGAACTAAACTTAGAATACATCGGAGGAAATGGTAATATATATAAAGATGTATATTATGACATGACACCTTGGGCAAGTTCTGGTGGTATTGGTACAACACCAAATCTTCAACAAGTAACAGATGCGGGCGCAACAACTGATAATACAATTTATGTTTCAGATGGTACTAATGAAACTTCAATACAAATTAGTCAAGTCCAAATATTAGATGGTCTTGGTAGTTATTCACAAATAGGTGCACAAGGGGCTGGCTTTGTAAATGGAGATGGTACGGGTATAGACCAATGTAGCGTAAGTTTGGCAGCTGCTTGGAGTACTCAACAAACTGGGTTATTTTTATCTACACAAGACGGTACAGGTAATGCAGCGTTAGAAATTAAATTACCACCTGAATATTACACTGATTTACCAATAGAAAATATAGTATCAAACTATTTTATTCCTTTTAAACCTAGTGGAGATTATACACTTGCAACTTTAGATGATATACCAAGTTACACAACACCTACACTTCAACAAGTATTAGATAACAACCACGATTTAGTTGATGGTAATAATTTTCAAGGTACTGGTGCAGGGTATGGTAATATTGGAACTTTCGTTAATGCTTTAGGAGTTCAAACAGCAGTATATAACGAAGGAAGTAATGTTAATGCTTTAGGAGAAAGTGCGGCTATTAATAATTTAGGAAGTGAAATAAACGCATTTGGTATATCTGCAGCGGCAAACAATGAAGGAAATTATATAAATGCTTTTGGGGATTTTTCTGCTTTAAACAACACCTTTAACAACGTAAACCTATTTGGGCAAAGTGCAACAGCAGATGAAGATGGTCAAACAGTACTATCAAAAGATGGTACTATTATGGCTAGAGTTTCAACTACTGAATTAACAGTTAGTAGAAAATATACTTTACCCGATGCAAGTGGCACAATAGCTTTAACTTCTGATATTACAACTCCTACACTTCAACAAGTAACAGATCAGGGCAGCACTACTACTAATTCTATAAGTGTTCAAAATTTTATTTCAACTGCAAACATAAATCCTGGTAATATTGTAGTAACTGATGCTATTTCATCTTCAGCAGTTTATGCTGGATTTCTTACTCTAACAAACCCTATTCTTAATAACGTAACTAATTTATACATAAATTCTTTAGAATTCATAGAAAATGGTATAGGTAAGTATTTGCGAATTGGAGATACATCTTTAGGAGAAGCAATTTATAATTTACCAAACAAAGATTATAATACTGGAATTCCTTACGTATTAGCAACCTTAGATGATATTCCAAGTGGTGGTGGTACAGTTACTTCTGTAGACCTTTCAATGCCAAGTGCTTTCACGGTTACAAATAACCCAGTTACTACAAGCGGTACGTTAACTGTAACTGGGGCAGGAGCAGTATCTCAATACGTTCGTGGCGATGGTAGTTTAGCTAATTTTCCAACTTCAAGTGGGGGCGGTTCTTCATTATCATTTTATCTTAATGGTTCAGTTTCACAAGGCACATTTGGAGGAGTTGCATTTAAAGAAATGGACAGAACGCCAATTCTAGGTGCAGGTACAGATTTTACAATAAATGCAAATGGTTATATTCAATCTTTTATTACAGATGCAGGAGTACCAAATCAATTAGAGATACCTGCTGGAAATTGGAATTTTGAAACCTATTTTAGCGCTTCAAGTGGTGGAGGAAGTCCATCATTTTACGTTGAGTTATACAAATGGGATGGAACTACTTTATCTTTAATAGCATCAAACTCAGCATCGCCAAGATTAATTACAGATGGCACAAATATAGAGGCTTATTTTAGTGCTTTAGCAGTTCCACAAACTACTTTATTAGTAACTGATAGACTAGCAGTTAGAATTTACGTTACACATAGTGGTAGAACTATTACACTTCACACAGAGGACAATCATCTTTGTCAAGTAATAACAACTTTCTCAACTGGACTTACTGCATTAAATGGACTTACAGCGCAAGTACAGAATTTAGCAGTAGGAACAACAGGAACTGATTTTGCTATTAACTCTACTACATCAACTCACACATTTAATTTACCAACAGCATCTGCTGCAAATAGAGGAGCATTATCTTCAGCAGATTGGACAACATTTAACAATAAACAAAATAATTTAAAAACCTTTAATAGAACTCAAGGTGTTTATTACTTTGAGGAGTTTATGGGTAGTCAAGCTGGTAGTGTTTCTACATCTTATAGCAATGTAATTTCATTAACAACTGGTAATGGTACAGCAAGAACTGCCGCCACTACTAATAGAACTAATCAACAAGGTATTATTCAACATTCAACAGGTACTGCATCAACAAATTCTGCTGGTTATGGTTTAGGTAATTCATCTTTGTATATTGGAACTGGTACTATTAGTCTTGAAACTTATATGAGTGTTGAAACTTTATCAACATCATTAGAAAGATTCTTTACTTTCTTTGGATACGGTACACCATCAAACTGGCAAAATAGTGGAAACACTATATTCTTTTCATATGATGAAGGTGGTGTTGTATTTTTTGCTGGAACACCATCACCAAACTGGAAATGTTATACAAGAGGTGGTGCAACAGTAACTTTAACAACAACATCAATTCCAGTAGTAGCTGCTCAATGGTATAAATTAAGAATAGATATAAATGCAGCAGGAAATAGTGTTACTTTTTATATTGATGGAACTTTAGTAGCTACACATACAACAAATATACCAGCAACAACTTCAGCAATGAGTGTTGTTAGTTTAATAAATAAAACAGCAGGTACAACAGCAAGAAGTTTATTAACTGATTACTTTATGTACGAAGAAATCTTTACAAATCCAAGATAATGACAATATACATTTACACTGAAGGAAATAGTACAATAGAAACTATAGATATAAATCAAATACCAGAAGGTGTTTCTTATGAAACTATAGAAAGAGAAGAGGTTGTTGATATGGTTTATTTAACAAATGAAGCATTGCAGATTGATTTATATTACACAGGAGTAATATCAGATCTTTTAAGAAAACACATTGAGAAACTTAGTATAGATAATATACCTATTCCTCAAGATGTTATTGATGAGAGAGATAGACTTAGAGCAGAATGTAATCAAAAAATACTAGATTTAGGAATAACAAACTTTGCATATAGACAATCAAATTTAAAATTATGAAGTTAATAGTAATGTTACTTTTAAGTACAGTTTGCTTTGCTCAAATTAAAGTTAATAAACAAACTGTAATATATAATAAAGACACATTAAAAATAGTTGATAAAAAATTACTATACAAAGACACTATTCTATATTTAGAAAATGGTAGTTCAGTTAGAATAAGTAAAAACTTATTATATTATTATTCACATAAAGTTTATTTAAAGTTTAAGTTTAATAAGAAACAAAACAAATACTTAATACTATGAAAATTCAATTTAAGTTTCCAAACCTAGAAGTAATGAAACATTTTAAATCTATATCTTTAGATTTAAATAGCTTAGAAGTAATAAAACAAAGGAACTGGCACAAACATATCCCTTTAGGAATATTAGCTTATATAGCCACTTATATTGTAATATCATTAATACCAGGAAGTATTTCTTCTTTTCCTAAACATGTTTTTACAACTTTCTTAGTATTTGTAGGATGTATGACATTTGAATGGATGCAAAAAGGTAAACGATTTATTGGAGAACCTGAAAGATTCGAAAGTAACAAAGATGCAATAGTTAGCACCCCAACCCTTTTAATAACCATAGTAATATTAAAACTACTAAAAACCATAAAATAATATGAATTTTTTATACGAGTATTGGCAAACAATTTTAGCTACATTAAGCGCTCCTGTCGCGTGGTTTTTTGGAGGTAGAGCAAAAGCTAAACAAGATGCTGTTTCTACTATGAAGACGATGTACGACGACTTCTTGACAGTGTATAAGAATAGAATGGACGAGGTTATGGCGGAAGTCATAGAAATTAAGAAACACAACCTTACTTTACAAACAGACTTTAACAATATTCAAATGAGTTATGCTAAAGAGGTTGAAAAATCTCAAAATTGGGAAAAGTTGCACAGCGAGTTAAATAAAAAGTATAATAGTTTATTTAGTGATCACGAAGGCGTTAAAAAAGATTACGATATATTGAAAAAAGACCACGACAAACTTAAAAAAGATCATGATTTAGTTAGAAAACAATTAGATGAATTTATAAAAAAGAACAAATGAAACTAAATGAAGAAGGTTATTTGATTATTGCAAACTTTGAAGGATTAAGATTAAGTCCATATTTATGTAGCGCGGGTGTACCGACAATTGGGTATGGTTCGACTTTTTATCCTAGTGGGAAAAAGGTTACAATGCGAGACAACCCAATTACAAAAGCCGTCGCTTGGTGGATGCTAAAACAAACCGCTAATATGTTTGCTAAAGATGTTGACAGTTTGGTAACGTCAAATGTTAACCAAAATCAATTTAACGCGCTTGTATCATTTGCTTTTAATTTAGGTAGTGATATTGATGCTGATGAAATACCTGAAGGTTTAGGCGACAGTAATTTACTTAAGAAAGTAAATAAGAATCCAAATGATCCTGCAATCGCAAAGGAGTTCATGAAGTGGATTAATGCTAATGGTAGACCAAATAATGGTTTAATAAAAAGAAGATCCGAAGAAGTTAAGATATATTTTAAATAAGAAAACATGAATATATTAGAAAAAATAAACTTAATTCCATCTAAGATAAAAGACTATATCTTAATAGGATTAATTGTCTCTATAGTTATTATTGTTATTGTTATGTCTATTAATAACTTTAATGAAGTTAGAAGACAAGTTAACATAGAAAAAACAAAAAACGAGTTAGTTGATACTAAAGCGCAAGTTGAGCAAGATAAAAAAGCATTACAAGATAATGTTAAAGAACATGATAGTTTTGTGCAAGTAACAGTAGATGAAATTAAAAATATTACAAAAATAAAACCTAAAAGAATTAAATATGAAAGTATTAAAGTTACAGATACTACTTACGTTGCTATGCGTAATCTACTCGACACTGTACGGCCAAACAAATAAAGATCTAAATTCTCCTGAAAGAGTTAAAGCCTTGTATGGTATTGCTGTTCAACATAAAGAATTAACAAAACAAGTCAAAGATTGTCAGGATAAATATAATGCAGAGATGCAATCGTTTGAGAATAAATATAAACAAATACAAGATTTAGCCGTTTCTTTAGGAGAAGAGTCTACTGCTTTTGTTAGTCATAATTTAGATTTACAAGAAGGATTGTTAGGATCTTTAAAGAAACAAGAGGAGCAAGAAGTCAAACTAACTAAGTTAGAATCTAAGAATAAAAAAAGATTTGGTATAGGATTTTATACTGGCTACGACGCTATAAACAATCAGTTTTCTGGAGGAGTTAGTTTTCATTATACATTGATACGTTTATTTTAATAAGTAAAAACACTACAAAGCAGGTAATATATAAACTATATAAATTTAATTAAATAAAATCATGTCAGACGCTATAGTCAAAAATTTAAGTTTCGGTAAAGAGGCAAGTAATAAGGTATTTGCCGGTATAGAGAAGTTATCAAAAGCTGTAAGTTCTACATTAGGAGCTAGTGGTAAATGTGTTTTACTAGAAGATTCTACAGGTAGACCAGTTATTACTAAAGACGGTGTAACAGTTGCTGATTCAATTATCTTGTTAGATCCTGTAGAAAACATGGGAGCAACTTTATTAAAAGAAGCAGCTCGTAAAACTGTTAGAGAAGCAGGTGATGGCACAACAACTGCTACTGTATTAGCACACGCTATATTACAGAATGCTTATGAAGTTGAAAATCCTGATACAAGAAGGATAAAAGAAGGTATTAACAAAGCGGTTGATAATGTTATTAAGTATCTTGAAGACATGGCGGTTATTGTAGATGATAACATGTTAGATCATATCGCTACCATATCTACAAACAATGATCCTGAATTAGGTAAGTTAGTAGGAGATGCTTTTAGAGCAGTAGGTAATACTGGTATTGTAATGATGGAAACATCATCTGATGCAGATTGTAGTTTGCAATTAGTGGAAGGAGTTCAGTGTTCAATGGGTTTAACAAATTCACATTTTGTTACTAATCATAAAAACAAAACTTCTGAATTAGATAATCCCTTAGTATTACTTGTTGAGTCACCAATTGAAAACATTCGTCAGATACAAAAAGTATTAGAGTACGTTATAAAGAACAATAGGTCTTTATTAATTGTTGCGGACATGGAACAGATTGTTTTGTCCACACTAGCAATGAATAAATCAAAAGGTAATATAAAGGTTAATGTTATCAATGCACCAACTTACGGTATTAATAGAAAAGAGATATTTGATGATCTTGCATTATTAACAGGTGCTACTTTAATAAACGAAGATCTTGGTGATGATTTAGATTTGATAGATCCGTTAATGCTTGGAGCATGCTTTAAAAGTATAACTAATCACGAAGAAACAATACTTCATGTAGGAGAACCTACAGAAGAAGTATTAGATATAATCACTGATATTAAAAAATCACTATCAGAGAATAATAATAGCGCTACTATTATAAAACTAGAAAAAAGATTAGCTAGATTAACAGCAAAAATATCTGTAGTTAAAGTTGGCGCTAATTCAGAAATAGAATTAAAAGAAAAAGCAGATAGAATCGAAGACGCTATTTGCGCAACTAAAGCTGCTATAAAAGAAGGTATTGTACCAGGTGGCGGAATAGCTTTATTGAACGCTTCATATAACATAGATGCTTTATCTATTGGAGAAGAAATATTATTAGATTCCATTAGGTCACCATTTAATACAATATTGAACAACGCCGGAATAGAGGTTATGTCAGAAAAGATAATAACTGGTGTTGGTTATGGTTTAAATGTTATAACAGGCGAAACTGTAGATATGATCAAAGCAGGTATTATTGATCCACTACTTGTAACTAAGAGTGCTTTAAAAAACGCAGCATCTGTAGCAGTTACAATACTTTCAACTGATTGTGTAATCAATAATTTGAGAGCGTAATGAAAGCAATAGGTAAATGTTTGATTATACAAAAGAAGAAAGAAGGCACTACAACTACTAAAGGTGGTTTAATGCTTGCAGAGAATCAAAGAGAAGATATTAGATATATAGAAGCAAAAGTATTGTCTATAGGACAAGAAGTTGTTGGTGTCAAGGAAGGTGATATGATATTCTATGATAGACATGCTGGTCATAAAATAGAAATAGATAAAGACACATATCACGTTATAAGATTAGGAGATGTAGTAGTTGTGTTATGATAAGGTTAGATGCTTCAGATATTAAAGATATAGGTTTATTAAAACACTATAGAATAATTAGAAAGTGGGCTTGTAAGAATAACGGTTTAACAGATCCAGACTTAGAACTTCTTGTGTATTTAGATTGTATGGATTTTTTTACTAAACAAGACTTTAAAATAGGTACATATTCTTATAGTTGGAACAATAGACGTTGGAATGATTTATTAAAAGAAGGTTGGATAGTTGTTTGGAGAAAAAGAAATCACACGACTCAAAAATACAATATATACAAAGTATCGTTTAAAGGTAAACAATTAATAAGTAGAATGTATCGTATAATGTTAGGTCTTGAAGATATACCAACAAGTCATAGAAATTCTATAATGAGTGGTAAAACTTATACTGACACTGTTATGATAACATCGATAGAAAACGCTAACAAAGATAAAACAAGAAACAACAATGATTAACAATCAAATAACACAAACACCGATTAGTCCTCAAGCGATGAGTAATCAAGGTACTATTAAAAACATGTTTGGTCAAGCGATACCTGGTACTTTTAATAGAACTTTAGATCTTGCACAAAGTCAAGTTCCAACAGATCCTTTAACTGGTCAAGTACCGGATCCAACGTTAGATCAGAGTACTAACTATCCAGTACCTCCTCCAATGGGAGTTCAATCTAGTATAACACCGCCTTACGGCTTAAACTAATAATAATTATGGTAATTAAACACCCAATGAATATCTACGACAAAGAAGCTGCTTTATCTGGAGTTGGTGCTAACGCTTTGTGGAACGGTCCATTTAATACGACTGGTTTTCCAAAAGGCAAAGGTAATAGCAACGGTAAAAACGGCATTGTTTTAAATAACGATAAACCAACATATATGTCTGGTCCTATAACTCAAAGAGCAAAATAGTTTCATTATGAGAATGATAAAAAATAATACTGGTTCTCCTTTTCAACTTCAAAGAAGCATAGTTGCTCAAGGAGATGAAAATGGCGCTTATTCTCAAGGAGGATATAATCCAGATGCTGTTGCTTACAACGGAGAAGTAATGAACTCTGTAATAGAATCTTCTGGAGCAACGTTAGGCGCTGCTTTAACCGCTATGGGTTCTCAAGATCAAAGTGGTCGTATGCAAAAGAGAAAAGATAGATTAGCAATAAAAAAACAAAAACTAGAATCTAAAGCAAAAGCAGAAAGTACATCTGCTGGACAAAAAGCTAGATTAGGTAATAGAGTCAAAAGAGTCGGTGATAGATTAGACAAAGCTACTACTAGATTAAATACTTACAACGAATCTAAAAACCCAAAATTAACTAGTACCATAGAAAATAAATATAGCGCTAAAAAGCCAGAGGTTGAAGAAGAAACTAAATCTGCTGAAGACACAGATTTATTTAACGAAGAATACTATTTAAAAAACAAATACGGTTACAGAGGATAACAAAAAACAAACACCATGCCAGACTCTAAAAAAAAGAAACAAACCGTAAAAGGTAAACCTCATCAAACAAGCGATATGGTTGGTCTACCAACTAAAATTGTTAAACAACAAGAAGCAGAGGTTAAAGCAGCGTCTAGTGGAACTAGATATAAACAAGATAGTAAAGGAAAATATTACTCAAACTCAACACCCTTAAAACAACAAACAATGAAAACTCCAAGCAAAATGAAAAGCGCTTCTACTGGCGCAAAACCAACATCCCCAGCAATGCAGAAAAAAGATATGATGGGTAAAAAAATGACCCCAGCTAAAATGAAAAAGTGTTAATAATAATTACAAATAACTAAAACAAAAAAAACAAAAAATGGCAAAGTACATTCAAATTCCAACTACATTAGCAGCTTCACCAAACATCTTGTTTAACACAGATGAAATTGCTTCTGTACTTTACTTAACCGCTACTACTTTTGCAGTATATGCTGGTACAAAATCATTTACATTCACTACTAGTGCTGCTGGTGCTGCTGGTACTGTTAAAGCTGTATACGATGCTATTCTAGCTTTAAACGCTCCTGTTATGGCTGACGTTGTTATGCCTACTGGCGTAACTATCGCTGCTCTACCTGTAGTTGCATAATAATTAATTATTATTCCCCTGTAGAGCAATTTACAGGGGATTTAATAACATTAAAAACAAAAGTATGGCGTTTAAAATGACTGGTCCTCCTTATGATACAAACAATACTCCTATCTATAGTACAGATATGGACGATAACGTTTTAGGTATGGCTCAATCAAATGGATCTATACTAATAAACAAGAATGTATCTCCTTTAGAGATAAAAAAAAGTAAGACTATAGAACACGAGATGGTTCATATAGATCAAATGAAACGTGGTGATTTAGATTACACAGACAAAGATGTTATTTGGAAAGGTAAAAAATACTCTCGTTCAAAAATGAAGGAAGGAGCAAAGAATCTTCCTTGGGAAAAAGAAGCTTATAAAAAACAAAACAAAAAGAAATTAAATGGAATCAACAAATAAGATTAAACAAGAACAATTAGAAACTATTAGAACTCAACAAAAAGAGTTAAATACGTTGTTAAATAATATAGGGGTTTTAGAATCTCAAAAACATAGTTTGCTACATAAACTAGCAGATGTAAACAAGTCTATTGAGGAGTTTAAAACAGAATTGTTTCAAGAGTATGGTAATGTTAATATTAACATAGAAGACGGTTCTTATTCTGAAATGGAAACAAAACAAGAACCAACTGCCGAGTAATGAGTTCTGTTATTAGAAAGATAAGCATAGGAACTGACTATAAGAATGAAGCAATGCATTATTCTATAGGTCAGCAAGTATATGGTGGTCATGAGATAAATAATATATTGTTAGATCCAAAAGACTCTTCTTATAATATTTATATAAAGAAAAACGACGAAGTAATGCCTTGGAAAAAGTTTAACTCTAACATGGCTATTTCCGTTGAATATGATCTAGAATACTAATGAAAAGTGTTTTTAGTTTTATAGTTAAACCGGTAGGTGATAGATACAACAACAAGGTAAAAGTAGGTGATAAAGAACTTATAATAAACACTAGAATAGAAAGTTTTAAATCAGTTAATAATATAGCTGAAGTAGTATCAGTACCACTTGCTTATTCAACAGACATAAAAGAAGGTGACTTAGTTGTTATACACCATAATGTGTTTAGAAGGTTTTACGATATTAAAGGCAAACAAAAAGATAGTAGAGCATATTTTAAAGATGATCTTTATTTTTGTGACATCGATCAGATTTATTTATATAAAAACGATGATAGGTGGAAGTCTTTTAATGACAGATGTTTCATCAAACCATTAAAGAACACTGACTATTTAAAGCTAGATAAAGAGCAAAACCTTATTGGTATACTAAAGTACGGTAATAGTTCTTTAGAAGCGCTTAAAATAAGCGAGGGAGACATTGTAGGTTATACCCCAGGTGGAGAGTTTGACTTTGTCGTAGACGGTCAGCGTCTTTACTGTATGAAATCTAATGATATTGTAATTAAATATGAATATAAAGGAAACGAAGCAGGCTATAATCCAGAGTGGGCACAAAGCAGTTCTTGAGTTAATCAAGGTTGCTGAAGAAGCTATTATAGGTAACAACGAAGACGACTTGTCTGCTGATAAATTAAAGAATGCTGCAGGCGCTAAAAAACTAGCAATATTCGATGCTTTTGAAATACTTAATAGAATACAAGAGGAAGAGAAACTTCTTGTTGAAGGTGAGAAAGAAACAGACGCTAAAGTATTTAAAGGGTTTGCAGAAGGGAGATCTAAGTAATGTACGAACAAACGTTATATAAGATTCTTCCAGACCATGTAAAGTCTAGTGTTATTAAACAAAACAATAGACTTAAAAAATGGAGTTATGGATATAATAAAGACCATGATATGGTTGTTATTAGTAAGACTGGAAAGATTGGTGAGATTATTGAAATCCAAAATTTAGCAATAGCTTTACCATTACCTGAAGATGTATATTCTAGATCTAAGGTAAAAGAAGAACAATACTGGGAACAAATGCCGTTCCCAAAAGAACTTGGTAAGATTAAAAGTACTTTTGATTGGAATAAACAAACAGATAGTTTTAAAGATAGATGGTACGATTATATAGATAATGAGTTTAAATACAGAGAAGAAGGTTTATTCTTTGAAAACAATGGTAAACCAACTTATATAACTGGTACTCATTATATGTATTTGCAATGGAGCAAGATAGATGTAGGTGCACCTGATTTTAGAGAATCAAACAGATTATTCTTTATATTTTGGGAAGCATGTAAGGCAGATATCAGATGTTACGGTATGTGTTATTTAAAGAACAGACGTTCTGGTTTCTCTTTTATGTCTTCTGCTGAACTAGTTAATCAAGCAACAATATCAAGTGATTCACGCTTTGGTATATTATCTAAGTCTGGAGCCGATGCTAAGAAGATGTTTACAGACAAAGTAGTTCCAATATCTATTAACTATCCTTTCTTCTTTAAACCCATACAAGACGGTATGGATAGACCTAAAACAGAATTAGCATATAGAATACCTGCGTCTAAACTTACTAGAAGAAAATTAGATTCTAATGAAAGACTAGAGGAATTAGACGGGTTGGATACTACTATAGACTGGAAGAATACTGGTGATAACAGTTATGATGGTGAAAAATTAAAACTGTTAGTTCACGATGAAAGTGGTAAATGGGAGAGACCTGATAACATATTAAACAACTGGCGAGTTACTAAAACAACGCTAAGATTAGGTAGTAGAATTATAGGTAAGTGTATGATGGGTTCAACCTCTAACGCTTTAGATAAAGGTGGAGATAACTTTAAAACACTATACTATAATTCAGATGTTTCAAAAAGAAATAGAAACGGACAAACTAGTTCTGGGTTATATAGTTTGTTTATTCCTATGGAATGGTCTTATGAAGGTTTTATAGATTTATATGGTGTACCAGTGTTTGACACACCATCAAGTCCAGTCAAAGGAGTTGACGGAAACCATATAGAATACGGAGTTATAGAACACTGGCAAAACGAAGTAGATGGTTTAAAACAAGATCAAGACAGTTTAAATGAATACTACAGACAGTTTCCAAGAACAGAACAACACGCTTTTAGAGACGAAGCAAAACAATCTTTATTTAATCTTACTAAAATATACGAGCAAATAGATTACAACGATGATCTTAGAAATACTAGTATATTGACAAAAGGTAGTTTTCAATGGGAAAACGGTATAGTAGATAGTAAAGTTATATTTTATCCAAATAAAGACGGTAGGTTTTTAATATCTTGGATTCCGCCGATACACATGCAAAACCACGTGGTTACAAAGAATGGTATTAAATACCCAGGTAATGAACACTGTGGAGCATTTGGATGTGACCCTTACGATATATCTGGTACAGTAGACGGCAAAGGTTCTAATGGAGCTTTAAGTGGTTTAACTAAATTCTCAATGGAAGACGTACCACCTAATAGTTTTTTCTTAGAATATATAGCTAGACCTCAGACTGCTGAGATATTTTTCGAAGAAGTCTTAATGGCTTGTGTGTTTTATGGTATGCCTATACTAGCTGAGAATAATAAACCTAGATTATTGTTTCACTTTAAAAGAAGAGGTTATAGAGGTTACTCTATGAATAGACCTGATAAAGTATGGAATAATCTATCTATAACAGAAAGAGACATCGGAGGAATACCAAACTCAAGCGAAGACGTTAAACAAGCTCACGCTGCTGCAATAGAATCATATATTGAAGAACATGTTGGATTTAAAGAAGATGGTTATGGAGATATGTACTTCAACAGAACTTTAAACGACTGGGCTAGATTTAATATAAATAATAGAACAAAGCATGATGCATCTATTAGTTCTGGTTTAGCTATAATGGCTTGCAACAGAAATAGGTACACACCAACCCCGCCAAAGAGGATTGTTACTTATGATTTAGGTATTAAAAAGTATGATAACACAGGTTATTCATCAAAAATATACAATTAATGAATATATACACAAATACAAACAGTGCTTTCCCTAGTCAAGTAGTAAGTGATGCTGAGAAAGCTTCTGAAGAATATGGATTACAAGTTTCTAGAGCTATAGAGCAAGAGTGGTTTGATCAAGGTAGAACTACTCAGAATAGATACGTCTCTAATTGGAACAACTTTCATCAGTTAAGATTATACGCTAGAGGAGAACAGTCTGTGCAAAAATACAAAGATGAATTAGCTATCAATGGTGATTTATCTTACTTGAACTTAGACTGGAAACCTGTTCCAGTTATATCTAAGTTTGTTGATATAGTTGTAAATGGCATGTCACAAAAGACTTATGATATAAAAGCTTATGCTCAAGATCCAGAGTCTTTAAAAGAAAGAACTATCTACGCTAAGTCTATACTAATGGACATGTATTCTACTGACTTAATAAACAAAGCAAAAGAATTGATAGGTCAAGACTTTTCAGCATCTCCTTTATCTCAAGATGAGTTGCCTCAGAATAAAGAGGAATTAGACTTGCACATGCAATTGTCTTACAAACAATCAATAGAGATTGCAGAGGAGGAAGCGATCAATAATGTATTGGCTGCGAACAAGTGGGATTTAGTCAGAAGAAGATTAAATTACGACTTAACTGTTCTGGGCTCCCTCC